TGTCGACGATGCTCCCACGAAGCTGTCCAGGTAGTCAGCAGCAGCGCGGAGCAGGGCCGGGTCGTCGCGGAACTTGCCCAGGCCCATGTTGCACTCACCGCAGAGCAGGCCGCGGGGTGCGCCCGTGACGTGGTCGTGGTCGACATGGACATTGCCATGCGCGGCCGAGCAGACAGCGCAACGTCCTTCCTGACCGAGCACCAGCGTGTCCCACTGCTCGGGAGTCAGTCCGTAGATGCGGCGCACCCACCCCTGCCGCCGGCAGATCCGGCACCCGCGAGTGCCTTCGGTCCTGGTGAAGCCGACCTTGCTGTACGGGTGCCCCTGCGGGCACTCAGTCTTGTCGCGGTTGTGCGGCCCCACAGGACCAACCGTGGGCGACAGTCCCTTGTACTTGCGCTGGGAGTCACGCCGACACTGCTTGCAGACCGGCCGACCACTGGGCGCGCGGTACATACCCGTGGTGACGAACTCGTGGCCGTTGGCGCAGTGGGTCTCGGTGGCGAACCGCCGCTCTGGTCGGCCCGTCCTCTTGCGCGTCGGGTTGGCCGCGTTGTGGCGGGACCGCTCGGCAGTGGGGTCAGGGCGCGGCCCCGGCTTGCGCGTGCCGGTCTCGGGGTCGCGCTCGCGACGACGGTGCTGCTGGTAGTGCGCGGCGCACAGTCCCTTGCTACGAGCTGGCTTGTCGCATCCCTCTTGGTCGCACATCTGGACTCCTCAACGCTGCAGGCCCCCAACCGAGTGGCTGGGGGCCTGCAGTGTAACAGAGTCTGGGGAACCCAGTTAGGTACTAGTTTGTCTCGGCGATTACGATCGCCTGGTCGGTGATGACCCCGAGGCCCCAGATCGCGTACCAGGCCAGCGCGTGCTCGCGACCGAAGTCGAGGATCCCGCCGTCGCGGAGCTCGACCGGCAGTGCGATGGCGTGGCCGAACGCGTTGTCGCCGATGAAGACCGCCTGGTGGACGGCCGTGCTACCCGCGTTGAGCACCTGCTTGATCTGCGTGGTCTCGATGAACACGCAGTCGTAGAGGCGGCCGACCTCGCCGAGCATGAAGTTGCCCGGGGCCGCGTACTTCGTGACCTCGATGAACTCGGGGTTGTCACGCAGCGAGCGGCTCTGGTGCGGGTCGATGAACGAGACGTAGGTCTCGCCCAGGCGCGGGACGTTCTTGGTCGCGAGGGTCTCGACCGCGTCCTTGACGAGCGCCGTGGAGAACTTGAACGCGCCGGTCAGGCCGTCGCGCGTGGTGGCCGGCGCACCGCTGTCGTACGGCGACCGCGAGGTGATCGAGCCCGGCGTGTTGTTGTAGCCGTAGATCACGCTGGTGCCGAGCAGCAGCGTGTCACGGGCCTGGCCGTCGAGGTAGAGCGCCATGTTGCGTCCGAGCAGACGCGAGGCCGAGGCCATCACGTCGTCGAAGGACGCGTTGAGCAGCAGCTCGGAGACCGCGACCGCGTAGCCCTGCTCCGCGACCGTGATGGAGAACTGCGACGCCGTCAGGGCGTTGGTCTGCATGCGGACACCCTCGACGAGCTGCGAGGCAGCGCCGAGGTTGTTGTAGCGCATGAAGTTGATCTGGAGGCCAGGCTGCACGCCGAGCTCCGTCTTCTTCACAGCGAACTGCTCGAAGCGGAGGATGGGCATGGACTGGAAGAGGATCTCCTTCGACCAGATGGTCTGGATCGACGGAGCCAGCGAGCTGTTCGCGCCGCTGTAGGCGGTGGGGGACGCCGAAAGGTACGGCGTACCGGTGATGGCAGATGCCATGGGGCTTACTCCTTCTCGTGGGGGCTACGCCCCATGGGGAACCGAGCGGCTGACGGTCGTCAGCCGTAAAGCCCGGCGTTGCGGATACGACCCGCGGCGGGCAGGAGCTTGTCTCGGTTCTTGACGTAGTCCTCGAACGAGAGGGTGCCGTTGTGAGCGGCTTCCAGTGCCGGATCGTTGCCCGAGTAGGTGTCCAGTGGTCCGGCGGGGGGAGCCGTTACCGGCGCTCCCCGCATGCCAGCGCGCTGCTGCTGCACAGCGGCTTGCATCTGCTCAATGATGCGTGACGACGTGGCCGTCAGTCTGGCGATGTGCGCGTCGACTTCGGCGGCCGTGGTGTGGTTGGTTTCCTGAATCTCGCTCGCGAGCTCAGGGATGATGTTGTCGGCGTTGGCCGCGAGGGCCTGCGCCTTGTACGCCTGGAGCTGCTGGAACTGCGTCTCCATCTCGGCGATGGCCCGCTCCTTGGCGCGCTCCTCCTCAAGGGCGGCGAGCTGCGCCTGGAAGCGCGCCTCCTGCTCCTCGAGCAACGTGCGCGTGTCGGTGTCGGCCTTGCGGGCCTCCTCCGCTGCCTTCTCTGCGGCCTTGCGGGCCTTGGTCTCGGCCTCGAGCTTGTCGTCGCGCTCCTTCTGCAACTCGGCGACGGTCTTCTTCAGCTCCTCGAGCTGGGGGTAGAGCTTGGCCTTCTCGTCCTCGCGCGCCTTGGCGATCTGCTCGGCCGTGAAGACCGGGCCGTTCGTCGTGGCGGTGATGATCGCCGGGACGCCGTTCGACGTCGTCGTGGTGACGGGCGTGAAGGTCTGGGCCGGGCGGGGGTCCGTTCCGACGATGACCCCGTCAGCGGTGTTCGTCGCCGTGGGGATGCTCGTCGGGGTGATCGGTGTCTCGGTGCTCTGCTGGCTCATCGGTTCCTCGGGGGCTAGGTGAGTCGTTGTCCGAATGCCGGCGGGCCGGCAAGCACGAATGACTGCGGAGTAGTTGCTCGATGAGCGTCTGAGAGATGACGTACGCGTGTCAGCGCAAAGTCGGTGATCTCTTTAGGTAGTTGCTAGGTCAGACCCGGTCGGATGGCGGGTTCAGGCCGAGGTAGTCGTCGTACCCGTGCCCGCGACGTCGTGGCAGCGCGGGTCCGCCGACGCGCCGGGAGAACGCCTCCCCCGACTCAGACCGCTCGTCAGAGTGGACGATCTTGCTGCCCTTCATCCTCGCCAGGTCGTACATGGCCTCTCCCAAGCCCTTGCCGGCGTGGTCAGGAGCGACGCCAATCCCACTCACCTCACGGTGGCCGGGATGGGGCTCGAAGGACATCCGCTCGTAGCCAAGGTCGAGGTGCCCCACGCGACGGCCTTCCCGGTCGCGCGCGGTGACTCCGTGCGGTGTATCCCCCGCACGCTGGTTCACCTTGAACTGGTAGTCGTTCAGGCTCGGGTTGGACTGCCGGAGCCGGTGCAGCGCCGGGTCAGTCGGCCGAGGCATCCCGCGGAACGCCTGCTGACCGTTCCACTGCGTGGGGTCGTGCGGCCGCGGTGCGGCAGTGTGGCCGTACTCGACACTCTCGGCGTGGATCGTTCGCAGTGACCGGTCGTTGAACAGCGCCATTTGGCCCGGCTCGTTGTTGTCTCGCGGCTCAGTCAGCAGCAGCGTGCCTTGGCCGCCGTTGCCGCGATAGCGCACGCCTTGATGTGCACCGCTGAACTGCGCCCCGAGCTCCATCAGTCGTTCGCGTCGGGGACAGACCGCTGCGGGGCCTTGGTGCCGTAGGCCCGAGTCACGAGGTCATTGCGGATGCCCTGCTCTCCCTGCTGAGCCATCACCGCATCCGGGTCGAGCATCGGCGCGAGCTTGCTCTCGGGTGTCTGGGCCTTGGGCTTGCTGTTCATGCCGCCGCCGGGGCCGCCGTTGCTGCCGCCACCATCGGTGGGGAGCATGCTGGCCGGATCCTCGGCGTTGCCCGGCAGCATGCCGGTGAGATTGGCGACCTCGCTCTGGATCTGGGTGTTGATGAGGTTCATCACGCCGTCGGCCTTGGCGTCGTCGATCTGCTCCTGACGGATCTCGGCCAGCTTGGAGTCGGGGAACTCCTCGCCGAGGATCCGCAGCGCGCCCTGGCGCGACTCCAGACGCAGCTCGAGCTTCATCTGCACCTCCTGCAGCAGCACGAGCTTGTCCAGCGGCAGCGGGGCCGCCCAGTGGACGTACGACTGGTAGGTGATCGGGTCGTCCGGGTCGAGCACCGCGACCTGGCCGGGATCGAGGATCTCGTCGGTGGTCGGGTTGTAGCTCAGGTTCTGCGGCTCCTTGATGACGATGTGCTTCATCACGAGCTCGTTGATCTTCTGCAGCCCCATGCCGTACTGCACGATCTTCTGCTGGTACCGGTTCATCAGCGGCTGGAACTGGATCGACAGCGCGACGCCGGAGGTGTTGCTGATCGGCTGCATCTGGCCGAGCGCGGTCTCGGGCACGCCGACCATCTCGTGCATGGCGGTCTTGAGCATCTCCATATAGCCCATCGGGCCACTGAGCTCGACGCCGTTCTCGAGGTTGAAGACCTGGGCCTCCTTGGGCAGGCCGCCCCAGACCTTCTTCGGGCCCTTCTCGAGCTGGTTCGCCTTCGCGCCCGTGATGACCGTCACCGGGGCCGCGTGGTAGTTGATGATGTCGGCGATGTCGGTGGCGATCTCGTTGTACTGCCGGTTGAGTGAGTGGATCTGGTCGCAGTCGCCCAGCCCCCACGGACTGCCGGACACCGCGGTGTTCGCGATGTGCACGATGGGGATCACGCCCAGCGGGTTCGGCCGGCTGGCGATCAGCTCGTCGTTGACGTACTCCTCGATGACGGTGTCGGTGAGGATCTCGGTGTAGGTGAACACCTGCCGGGTGCCCTCGTTCGAGGTGCCCCAGAAGCGGTACTTGAGCTTGAAGCGCAGCAGCCGGTTGCGGTCGTGGGGGTGCCACTCAGGGAAGCAGTTGCCTGTCGTGAAGACGCTGCCCTTGCGCCGTGCCACCCACGTCCCGGTGCCCGTGGTGGGGCACCAGACCTTGCCGTCGTACTCCACCTCGGTGCGCTGCAGGTTGGTCAGGCTCGCGTAGCGGCTGCCGTAGACGGTGGCCTCGCCACAGGGCTGACCAATGTCGCGCTGCCGCCACCGGGCCTGGGTGCGCAGACCGAGCATGGCGGTGAGCATCTGGAAGCCGTCCATGCGGCCTCGGTCGCTCTGCGCGAACGTCGTAGCCGCGCCACGGTGGCCGTCGCCGTCGAGGAGCACCTCGTACAGCGCCCGAGCCTGGGCGTAGGTCAGCGTGGCGAGGAACTCAGGCGTCAGGGTCTTGTCGTCCCCGACGATGCCGTGCATCTCCTCGCGCAGGCGCGGGACGTACCACTGCGTGGCCTTGCCCTCGTAGCGGTAGACCGAGCCGCCGTAGACCTTGACCAGCCGGTCGATGCGTGCGGCCTTCTCCTCGTTGACCGACTCCGACTGCGTGAACATCGGAGCGCCGTTGGTGTGCCAGTGGCCCTCGGTCACGAACCAGCCGACCAGCTCCACGAGGTCGTCGTCGTACTTCGCCACGGGCGAGAAGGCCATCGGCGTCCCGCCGCCGACGACCAGCCGACCGCCGCTGTGCTTGCTCTCGTGCAGGTCGGCGGTGGTCTTGATCGACCGCTTGCCCCGTCCGTCCTCGTAGACCCAGCGGTGGTCGGGCGTGGAGATGACCGACATGCGGTCGTTCTCCCACCGCGCCATCGGCCCCTTCCAGTCGAAGACGTTGACCGCCTCGACGGGGGTCCAGACGATCTCGTCGGTGTCGGGGTCGAGCGACAGGGCCATGTCCCCGACCTTGAGGTCGAGGTAGTCCAGCCAGCCGCGCTGAGTGAGCACCTCGGTGTCAGGGGTCAGGCAGAAGCTTGAGTTGAGCGGGATGATCCGCACGCGGCCCGGGATGAACTGCTGGATGACCCCGTCCGGCAACGGCGGGGCACCCGCCTCGGGTCCGGGCGGCTGCAGCCGGGGCTCCTCGTACGCCACCTTGACGAAGCAGTCCCCCGAGACGCCGCCCTGCTGGCCCATCTCGTAGAGGACAGTCTCCTTATCGTTGTCGACCTCCCAGACGCGCTTGAGGAGATCAGGAACGATGGAGTCGGTCTCCTTCGGCGAGCGGAAGCTGACCCCGCGGCCGAAGGTGAAGTTGATGATGTAGTCGGTGAACGCCTTGACATAGTTGAACGTCACCTGCGGCTCACCGGCCTCGCGCCTGTACCCCCAGTGGTTGCCCAGGTAGAACGCCCACGACGTCGCGTACCGCTGGATGCGCGGGCCGTGCACCTCGAACTCTTCGTCGGCTAGCTCGATCAGGCCGAGGGGAGAGACCTGGATGGTGAGGTCACCGCCACCAGCCCGGTAGCTCGGGGACTGGAAGTCGACACTCACCGGTTCTTGCTCCTGAAGTCACTCACTCGGACGGGGACGGGCTTGGTGTAGCCAGCGAGCCCTAGTGCGGCGACACGGTGGTTGCCGTTCCAGACGTAGGACTCCTCGTCGGTGTGCACGACGTGGATATGCGTCGAGAGCTTGGGCTCAAAGGCGTCGTGCTTCTTGGCCTGGTAGCCACTGCGCTTGATGCTGGCCGCGATCTCCTCGACGTGCGCCCGCTGGTTCGGGTCGCTCGTCCGGTCCCCGGCGAGGGGCAGCAGCTCGGAGGGTTTCATCTTGGTGAACGACGAGCCCCACTGCTGCCCCGCGACCGGATGTCCCATGACTATCGAGCGAGGAGCTGGATCTCGACGTCGAGGTTGGAGCCGGCGGTGGTCGACCCCACCTGCAGCACCGACGCGGTGAGCACGTCGCCCTGGCTGACCGACGGAACACCCGCCGCAGCCGGGCTCGACATCTCGACGGCGGCGCTCTTGGTCGAACCAGCCGGGATGAAGGGCTTGGCCGGCGTGACCGGGGTGCCCACCGCGTGGTTCGCGGCGGTCGTGCCGTTGGCCCCGCGAGTCACCGTCAGCACCTGGACCGGGTTGTTGCCGCCGCCCGCCGCAGAGCTGGCCTGCACAGCCGTGACCGTCACCTGCTCGGCCTCGAGCTGCAGCGTCTGGCCGACCTCAATGCTCGGCGGCGTCTTGGCCGGGGCCTGGACGTTGATCTGCTGGTCGGCGGCCAGGACACCCTGACCGGGGGCATTCTGGGACGTCGCGCCCTTGCCGAAGACCGTGCCGAAGTTGCCGGCGAAGACGCTGGTGCCGTTCTGCAGCACGTCGACGATCAGGGACGCGCCGACCGGCGCGGTGCCGACGGTGAGGACGACATCGCCGATCTCGCCGTTGGCCGGGACCTCGATGGAGTTGGGGAGCACGCCGACGGTGAGAGCACCGGGCGCGTTGATGGTCAGGAGCTGAATGTCATCAGGCATGTCTGTGGAGCCTTTCGGGAGAAGAACGAGGGAGGGGGTCGATCAGTCGAGGACGACGGCGGGGTTGCGGCGCTGGTAGTGCCCGCCGTTGCGGATGACCTCTTGGTAGGTCACCTCGGCGTAGTCGCTGAAGCTGCCCTGCGCGAACTCGCCCAGGAACTGCTGGGACTCGACCCAGGCCGCACTGCCGACGTGTGCCCGCTCCTGCGTGGTCTCCGCGGCGGACTTCTCGTAGACGTTCTGGTTGTGGTTGGGCGAGCCGGGGGCCGGAAGAAGCCCCTGCATCATGCCCTTCTGGAAGTCGTTCGGGACGTCCGTGTCGGTGGCGATGCCCTCCTCGAACCGCAGGGGACCACGGTTGCCCGGCTGGGCCGGGGAGAACTTGCGCTCGTAGACGGTGCCCTGGCGCTCCGCGAACTGCGGGTCGGGTGCAATTCCCATGGTGGATCCTCCGGTGAGTGAGTCGACTCCCCTCGAGGATCTAGTGCCTGGTGCGCCGTGTCTGGCTGAACTCACCTAGTGCCCTGTCGGCATCTTCCGCATCGTGGAGATGTTCTTGCCGCGAGGCAGGGCGAAGATCCCGTCCTCTCCCCGGCGCTGACCGGCGCGCTTGGCCTGCCGACGTCCCTGCATGACGTCCACTGCATCGACGTCGACCTCGTTGCGAGGGTGGTCGCTCATCCGAGCGTCCCAGGACCCCATCGCCCGGTCGCTGTTCGGTGCGTCGTTGCGGATCTGACGGCGGGCAGACAGCACCCGGTCAAGGGGCGGGTCGGCCTCGCCCTGGTTGAGGGGCAGGTGCATGGTCGGGATCCGCATCCCGGCGCGCCCGCTGGCTCCGCCCACCGAGTACCCAGGGCCGCCGATGGGGCGCAGCGCGCCGCTCGAGGCGTCCATGGTCGCCCCGCCGTTCGTTCGTGTGGCGTGCGAGAACAGGGCCGCCGACAGGACCGGGTGGACGTTCTGCGCGTCCGTGGCTGCCAGCGCCTTGTGCAGAAGACCTTGCTTCTCAGCTGCCATTCCCGTATCGTCCCTGGTGGACTCATCCGCTGTCCCAGCGAACGGACTACGACATGCCAGGAACCACGGGCTTCAGCCCGCGCCCCGACGGAGACTTCGACCTGATCTGCCGACTCTGCGGCATCGTCGGGCGCGTCTCTCGCATGGACGAGGTGGCCCAGGCGCTGAGCAGGCACATCGCCAAGGTGCACGATGGCTACACGCCAACGAACCCGGCCTAGCCGAACCTTGAGCTGTAGAACGGGTTGGAGCTCACTTCGACTTCGGGCATCGTCAGGTCGGCGGTCATCGAACAGGCAATAGCCAGCGAGTCGACGTAGTCGTCGTGAGCCTCGGCCTCGTTCGGGGCCGCCACCAGGATGTTGGGGCCTTTGAACTCCTTCTCGGCGTCGATCATCTGCTGGTAGAACCGCCGCCAGGTCTTCAGCCGACGGGTCTTGGCGTGCGCCGGCCAGGACACCAGGCCGCGCTGGATGAGCTGCGTGACGTGTTTCCACCGCTTGCTCTGCTCCGAGGGGCTCGAGCCCAGCAGGTGCACCTCGGCGCGCGGCAGGAGTATCTGCAGGCGCTGCGCCACAGCGTCACCGACACCATTGGCGTCGACTCCGACCGCCAGCACGTCATAGTGCCGCAGGAAGTCGACGATCTGGCCGTACTGGCTCTCCCAGTCATCGCCCTGGATCTCGAGCCAGTTGAGCACCCGGTGGTCGTAGTAGCCGAACTCGTCCGGCCGGTCCCAGTCGACCCAGACCACCGTCACCACTGTGCTGTCGACCTTGCGCGCCGGGTCGATGCCGACGACGACCGGGCTGGCGGTCCAGAACTTCTGGATCTCCATGCTCTTGTCACCGAGTTGATCCATCGTCTCGCTGGTGACGAACATGCCGCGCTCGAGCAGCCACTTGAGGTTGAACGACATCTGGAACTCGTCACTGTCCTCGCCCATGCGGAGCATCTCCTTGCGGACGCTCTTCGCGTAGTTGGGGTTGTACCTGGCGCACTCCTTCCAGTTGGCCTCGAAGTGGTTGACCCGGCCGGCCCGCTTGGTCGCGCGGCGCTTGTTGAGCTGGATGGCCTTCCAGAAGTCGCCCTTGTGCGTGGTCGGCGTGCCCGTCTTTACGATGGTGGCCGCGTAGAACGCTCCCATCGGGTGGATGCTCTTGCGGACCACGAAGTCGTCGGCGGCCTGCGCCTCGTCCACCACGATCAGGTGGTAGGACTTCGACTCGATCTGGGCCCGTGGGTTGGCCGTCGCCATCTGCAGGAAGCTGCCGCACTTCACCAGCCGTATCTCACGGCTCTTGCCGATCATCTTGTCGTCGATCTCGGGGTCGGCGAGGATCTCCTGCGCGCTCTGGCTGGTCAGGCGGCTGACCACGCGGCTGAACAGCGTCTCAGCCTGGGACTCGACCGGCGCAAACAGGCCGACCATCATCCCGTCCTTGAACTTGCCCAACAGGTCGGGGTAGATGTGTGCCAACCGCGGCAGCAGGATCATCAGCGTCGCGACGACATTCGCCACTGTCTCGCTCTTGCCCGACTGCCGAGAGAACAGGGCGGTGATCTCCTCGGCGTCGCCGATCACGACACTCTCGATCATCCGACGAGCGAACCGTTCCTGGTAGGGGTACAGCGCCCCTTCCTCGCGCCCCGACAAGGCGTCCATGAATCGGATGATCTTGTCTACGAGCTGGTCGACGAACGCCTGGGAGGTCTCGTCGAGCTCATCGTCGGCGATGGCCGCCGACAGCATCTCCTCCTCGTTCTGCTCGAGGAGATCGTCCTCCATGTCCATAGGGAGGTCGTCGATGATCGTCACACTGTTGATCGTGCGGGCGCGATTACATCCTTGTCAGCGCGAACCCCGTGCAACGGAAAGGGCCGGGTCTCCTTCGTAGGGAGGCCCGGCCCAACCGCTAGTACCGAGTGCCCTTGGTTAGGTCAGCGAAGACCACGCGCTCGGTCGAGGTGATTCTAGGCAGCGGTCTCCGTCCGCTTCACCCGCGGCTTGCGGGTCTTCACCGGCTGCACGGCGAGCTTGTCCAGCCCGAAGTGCCGGACGTCCTCTAGGTCGAGCTCAAAGGTCTGTCCGGCGGCCTGCCGGTAGGGCGCGGCCTCGGTCTGGAGCTCGTCGATCACCCGCTGCGCCGTCTTAATGCGGCTCGTCACGTCCTCCGCGTTGGCGCTGGACAGCAGCTTGAGCGCGTCGAGGTCGATGGACTCCAGCTTGGCGATGTCGGCCTTCTTGGCGGCCGCCTTGGCGTCGAGCGCATCGGCGATCTGCGTGCCGGTGTAGGGGAAGGTGAACTGGTCTCTGAGCATGTCATCGTCCGTTTCTTGTGCCGGCGGCGGTGGCGGGGTTGCCACTGCCGTATGAAAGTTGTTCCAACTGGCGCTGTTCTGGATGTAGACCGTGTTCGAGGCCGCGGCAGAGTAGGACACTCCGACCATGGGAGATTGGTACGTCGACGGCGTATGCCGCACCCTCAGTTCGGCGTCCACGCCGCTGAAGTCGTACGACGGCAGTGAGCAGTAGGGCTGGGGCACCCACTGCCGAACCACCTCGCTGGTCTGCACGTCGATCAGTTCACGACGGGTGGACATGACGGCCCCGGACCACTCGGTGATCTCCCAGACCGCAAAGGTCTTGCCGCCGACCGTGTGGATGAAGGACTGGTAGCGCGTATCGCGCGGATCACCCACCCGATACCCCCAGATCGCCCTTACGCGACGGAGCGACCCAGCCTCGGTGACCGCCTTCATGTTCGGTAAGCACGCACCCGGGGAACGTGCATCTCCCCTTAGCGGTCGG